CGCCCCAATCAAAGCCCATAGATGTTCCCTTTACATAGGGGTTTCTTGCTGCATCAGCCTGTAGTTGAGTGTTTAGTCTCTTTCCGTAGGCGCCACTCCAATCATCACCAAACAATCCTTTGGCTCTGCCCATCATACCTGCTTGAGCAAAGCGTTGTGCCTGTGCAAGATCAGTATCACTTATGTTGCCATAGTTGAACTCACCAACGTCAGCCTCTGGATTAGCTCCTAAGTAGTCCCTCAACAGACCACCGACACCCTCACCAGGCTCACCCCACTCACCACCACCAAGACCTATCTGTTGTTTTGCTCTGCCAAACATACCGCCCTGACCGAACCTGAGCGCTTGCTGTAATCTTCCAGGGCCTATACCGCCAAGCTGTTTCATCGCTCTGTGAGTTTCTGGAGTCCACTCGCCTCCACCCTGCTCCCATGCTTGCTTTGCTCGACCAAATTTATCTTGTCCAGCGAATCTATGCGCTCTACGCATCTGGGGCATACTTGAATATTGATTTGTTCCGCCTGCCATTATTGCATCCTCGTTTTTAGATCTTTTGTGTATACGATATAGCTATCTTTCCAATCCGATAGTAGCTTTTTCCAACCCTTTCTTCCCCACATCTCCAGCGCAGTGCATCCATTCTTCAGTGCAAACACCTCTACCATTTCTAGGAAATCCTTTATCTCCTGAAAATTATCACCGGCCAGAGATATAAGTCTTAGAATTCTCTTTTGGGGGTACGGTATAATCTGAGTAACAAGAGCTGCGTTCACGCGCTTGTTTTCAACCACCACCCACAACTGCATATCACCATGGGTGAGCGGCTCTATGTAATCATCTGGTTCCATCTCCCCCTCTGTGTGGGGAGCAACTCTAGCCAGCAGAGGAACAACTTCTTCCCACACGTAAGCAACATCTTCTGGTTCCAGTAGGTGTGCTTTGGTCAAAGTTTAGCCCATCCGGTAGAGAGATAAGCATAGATACCTTCCCCAGTACCACCGGGATTCCAATTAACCCCATCGGCATACCTGATGTCGCCCTGTCTTGGCTTGGATTTTCTTGGCTCATCACCCGGCGCAACATTTGTTTGGGATAATTGCAGCATATCTACGTTGAATATTATATCGCCCAGACGATTTAGTTCATTAAACAGGTAGTCAGGCAATTCCTCTTGCGATACTGGCGCTGGATTAGGCGACCATCGCTTTACAGATTTTATTGCTTTGGGATCATAGGCCACTATACTTGCATCCTGCTTCCACGATTACCTCTTGGAGTCACATTAAAAGCCAGCCCATGTAATCTCCAATCTACATCAGTGGTCGATTCTACTTTCACCCCAAAGTATTTCCCAGAAACCCTACACGATACTTTCGATTGTGAGTTTGGATTAAATGCTGTCGGACCTTCCCAAGTAACACCTTCCTCAGAAGACATTTGGTGACCTATATATATGTTTACTGAATTATCACCCGGCACTTCAATTTGAGGGTAAACAGCAGAAACAAACTTAACAGTTGATGGATCGCCTAGATCATAACCAGTTCGTTCTATGTAGGCTGTCATGTTGCTACCGTCTTCCTGATTACCTGAGTTATCCCTGTAGAACTTTGTGTTAGTAACATCCGCGAAAACAAGGTTTTCCAGATGAGAGTCATAGGCAGACGAACCCCATGCCTCAGAGTCCGAATTCCACGTATCAGTTACTTGGTTGACCATAATAGAATTATCGTGGGCTGCTGCTGTAGTAGAGTTCGCACCTCTAGTTATCCCAGTAAAAGTAGTTGACGTAGTTCCAGTGTAGGTTATTTCCTCATCGTCAAGAATTAATGTACCTGTAGATGTAAATGCAGGAGTTGCTGTCGTACTGACAACTGTTAATGCCCCACCATCGGCAGGAGAACTGGGTGTCATAGATGCTACGTTTAGCACCGCTTGCGCCCCCCACAATTTTCCACCGGGATTTGCCTCAAGTATGCCAACTGACGCATGGGAAAGATTCGGCAAGTCTCTAAAAGTAAAAGTGTTCTTTTCCCAATTCCAGATAACAGCCTTGTTCACGATAGAAGAATCTTGCGTGGGATAACACGCTAATATCTCCTTATGTACGTGATCTACAACTGCAAACGATTTCTGCCAACTAGGATCGCTCACATCCCCCGCTACTATTTCGTCGAATACACCCCTACGTAATCTACCAGTTAGCAATGGTTGCACCGTCTGCCCATTACAAAGATAGAAGTTAGAGTTTCCTATAAAGAAATGCCCTAGTTCAAAATCAACTACAGAGTTCTTGCACAATGCACCCACTGTGGGAGACAACAATTTGAATGAAAATATGTAGGGGGTTCCCACATAGTTCATAACGTATATACTGTCGTTCTTATAGATTAAGAATGAATCACCTAACGGTAGCCCATCAATTATAGCCCCCGGCGTATCTGCTAATTCATACTCACCAGCATCTAAAGTTGCATCAGCACGATCCCATGTTACTGGCGCAGTACCGTAACTGGCCTCAGTAGACCACTTAACTAATCTAGGTTCCTTTATACCCCTTTCCTGTACGTTACTCCAATTTAGTCCTACTAGAAATGTCCTGAAAGACCTTATAACTTGGCAAGTATTATTAGAACCTCCAGCAGTTACCGCTGACTGCGAGGGCCAATTCTGTAATTCCCTAAAAGGTACTGTTTTAAGAGGAACACCAGCAGAGTTAAGGGGCCACATTTGGGGAGCATCGTAACCATTCGTTGCCACCAATAAACCATTCAAGTTTGTTACTGACCACCGCCGAGTGTTACCATTAGCAGCATAGTCGCTATCAGTTGTGCTTGTTGTACTTATAGGGGTAACAACAGCGTCATCATCATGTGCTACTTTATCACCACCCCTGGTACACCCTGTCAGATCATTACTTGATTTGCCAGTATAAGGTATCTCTTCATAGTAATTAGTATTGCCAGACCCATACTGCTTCGATCCTATCGCTATAGTCCCACTTGTGGGGAAATCACTGGCATTTGTCAGGGTTATAGTTGTAGCAACATCTGTGATAGCACCATCTAAAGTAGTTGTAGTTTGTCTAGTTATGTCAGTCCAACCAGTACCATCCCATACAGCAATATCTGCAACTCCAAAGGCTAACCAGTAGTAGACACCAGCAGCCGTTTCGTAAGGCATTACATAGTATGGGGCGAACGTGATGGTTTTTAACGATTCGCCATAACCACGTATTTTCTTTATTCCGCTATCCAGAACGCGAACATTATTCCCGCCAGACCACGCATTTTGTGGAATATCATAGGGCGGAGTATCGGTAATAATTCCTAACTCACCTAAAGATTCTATTGATACGAGAGACATTATTCCGGGGGAGTGGGCCAAGTAATGTTAAAAGGATCAGGCTGAGTAGTAATATCTCTCAGAGCCTGTCGATAAGTTTCCCACTCAGTTCTCTTCTCAGCAGCCATTGGAACATCCGGCAATACTGTCCAATCACAGGACTCTAATTTACCCTTGCGCTCTCCGTTTACAACCATCCAACCCTCACCATTCTTGCCAGCCTCTACAGCAGACCAAGCAGGTTTCTTTGACTCGTCTAGGAATACAACATTTTGGTTGTAATCATTCTCATTGTTGAGATTGCCATATATAGCGAAATCAGCACCGCCTGAAACACGGTGTATGATGTTACCCCAAAGTTCGTTATTCACTGTTCAATCTCCCATACAGTAAGTGTTGAAGCCCCGCAAGATATCCCACCACCACTAGGATCAGAGCAAAGTGCTCGTATTTTTATACTATGGGTTCCAACTGCTAGGGGCGTTGAGTCCATTACAGTCATGGTAGTCCATGCCCTTACCTCGTTATTAGCCAAAGCAGATGCCCCAAGATTATTCCACTCACCGCCAGCATCCCATGCTGCTGTCCCTATAACTGATCCAGCAGTTGCATTATATACTTGGGCTTCGCCTGTCTGCGCGGTCCCGTATGTCCACAAACCAGCCCAAAGATTTGCCTGTATAAGAAGATTAGAGGTCGCGCTAGTTTTCGCAACAGAGAAGGTATAGGCATCAGTCATACTAGACGATCTTATACTTACGTCAGAGGTATCTTCTAACCTAGTAACCTTTACAATAGGAGTTGTCGCAGTAGTTACATTGGGAAATGAGTTCTTCAGGACGGTCTTTATCATCCTAATATGGTCATCTCCGACAGAGATGCTGTCAGACCCAAGAGGGTTGGCTGGAACTAACCCTTCTACATATAATGCTGTTTCTTTGCCCATAATTTATACCTTTGGAAATTGTGCCTTAACTGATGCTATGTGATCTTTCCATGTCGTTGTGTCGTTGACGCTATCCCAGTATTGCATATCTAGTTGGTCGCCA